TTGCTGCCCAAGCTTGGAAACGGGAGATTTCAAATCAAAAAATGCCGATAAAACCCTTCCCTTTTCGCCCGGAACAGTTCTAACCCTCTGAGGCGGTATATTGCGCGCGTTCTCGCCTGTCCGCACGAGATTCGCCTCAATGGGCGCTCCTGTGCCAGGGTCAATACCAAGCATTCGCTCTTGTTCCGGTGTAATCCTACGCCTGCTGAGCCCCTGCCCCCTATGATAGGTAGCGGTAAGTGTTGGACGCCTAAATATAGATGCTGACGTATAAGCCATATTTCACCTAATACCTGCCGCTTTGAGAATATCCTCTTCGATATATTGCTTCGGAAATCCCGCGAATTCTTCCTCCTGCTTAGACGCGGGAGCGTCAATCAGTGATACCGCCATAATCAGAGCATCCGCCAGGTTGGGAGAAGAAATACCTTTCCTGCGCATTTTTTCCTTTGAAATCAATATCTTTCGCTGATTTGAATCGAAAGTATAGCGCAAAGTTAATAATTCGCTGATGAGGGCGTCGTCCGTTATCCGCAAGTGCCCCTGCGTAATCATATCCTTGACTTTGTAGGCGTACATTGTGCGGGGATTGACATAATAACTGTTGTTTTGGTAACTGTATTGCCGGTTACGAAATCCGCGAAAATGCTCAAGCCCTCTGCCTTTATTGAGATTGTCGAGCGGCCCGGCTCCTATACCGTCCTCATCGATAATGTTAAGCTCCGTCTCCTGCTCGGCTGAGATGTAGAGGATTTTACCTGTCGTAAAATTAAGGTCTTTCTTTTCCCATTGTTCAACGTATGTCGTTTCCCAATGCAACGCTCCCTGCTGGCGGAGAACAACGCAGGCGCATTTATCGCCGCCGTATCGGGCAATATCAAACCCCGCTATTTTCCTGCCATAGCCCTGGCGTAAGGGGTATATGATATGTTTACTGCCTTCAAGCTCTAAAACCGCAAAAAGGGCATCATCGGGCTGGTCGAGGGGATAGCCAAGCCATATATGATTATAGTCTTTTTCGCTTGTTTTTTTGCACTCCTCGGCTTCTTTTTTCAGCGCCTGGGTACAGTGCGGATTTTCAAAATAATTAATGGAAATGTGAAGGCAGTCGTTTCTCCCGCAAAATTTCACGTACACTGGGTCATCTCTGAGGTAGCGGTTCATCGAGAAGAATATCTTAGCGTGGTCTTTTCGAATAGTGGGTATGAGAATATCGAGGGTTTCTTTCGTTATTGCCTGAGATTCGTCTATCCAAAGGATGTCAACACCTTCCATTCCTTGAATATTGAATTTCCCCTGCTCCCTGAAACCCCGGAAATGTATAGTCGTCCCGGTCTCGCGGTGGGTTATTTTGGTACTGAAAATCTCGTAATTTAAGCCGTAAAGCTGTATGAGGTCGGATAGGAGAGAATATACAGACTCAGAGATACTATTCTGGATTTCACGCCCGCAGACTATACGGAGTTTATACCTGTCGCCCAAATAGAGCAAGAACCTGCCTATTGTTTGGCTTTTTCCTCCCCCTCTGCCGCCTTCTAAGAGAAAATAACGAAAATCATTAAGGCGCAGAATTACCGGGCGCAGTTTCGGGGGCACATCCAGAATTTTCGGCAGTTTTAACATCATCGCCTATCGCGTATGTTACGGGAGTATCATCAACCGTGATTTCTCCCATTTTTACCACATGGGCCAGTTTCCCCTCGATACGTGTGGGCATATCTTTTGCAACAACTTTGGAACACAATTCGGCGCGCGCTTTCAAATCATTTTCCGGATTGGTGATGTATTCGAGAAATATCTGCCAAGCCTTATCAATTATTTTAAGGCGCCTCTCCTCATCTCTTAACGGCCTGCGTCCTGAACGCCCTTTCTTCCCTGCCATAACATTTTAAAATTGTACTTTTTATCGTTTCAATACTTTGCGTAATTTTTCACAATCTCAGTATACCCCAAAAAGTCCAATAAAATCAAGCCTTTTTCCCTATATATCGGGAGGAAGTTTTTTTAAAAAAAAGTCTTGACAACATTGACAATACATGTTATCTTGGGAGGTAGAAGAGGTAGAAAATGTTTGATTCCCTTACTCCGCAACAAAAGAAACTTCTGTTTAGAATACGGGACACCGTCCGGGACGCCGCCCGGGACGTCGTGCTGGACACCGTGGAGGCCGCCGCCCGGACCGCCGTAGAGGGCAAGGTAAAGGAGGTAGAAAATGTTTGATTCCCTTACTCCGCAACAAAAGAAACTTCTCGCTGTGTACCGTGACAAATGGATACGCGTAGGATTGTGTTGCGAGCCGGTAAATCCAGTGCTTGCGCAGGAGGTGACGAATTATTTGTACTGGCACATTCTGAAACGCCAGAAAAAAGGGAAAAATGTACCGGTATATCTTGCTCCCTCGCCCCGCCACGCCTGGGTTGCCGTGTGGCTGGCAACGAAAAAGGAAATCTCCGACCCGGAGAAACTGCGGAAAGAAGTAAGCCTTTGGCAACAAAAAGCTACCGCCGAGGAGCGAAAAAAATGCTTTTCTTCCTTTGTGTGGCCGTATGTCGATGGGCATTTTTACGTTCATTGGTTTGCCTTTTATGATTATTGCGAGCAGGTTCTTGGCGTAAAGTACCCCAATAAGGAAGAATACGAATGGTATAAGAAAACTACTAAGCTGGGTTTGGTGTATCCGCTGGAGGGGATATGTATTATCTCAGATAGGCCTAAGAAAATCTACATGAAAGACAACACTGTACTTCACAGGGAAGACGGTCCGGCCATAGAATACCGGGACGGCTGGGGGGTTTATATGCTGAACAATATACGTATGCCTAAATGGGCGGTGATGACTCCTCCGGAGAAAATTGACCTGCAGATAGTGCTGAATTACCACAATACTGACGTGCAGAGGGAGCTCATTCGAAAGGTGGGGTACGACCGCATTCTGAAAGCCACTGACGCACAGGTACTTGAGACGTGGGTGTGCCCGAAAACTGGGCTCAAATACACCATGCGGGAAATGAAGACCAAGAATATCCGCAGGCGGTATCTCTGCTACGAACATGCTTCCATGCCGGGTATTTTCTTTGCGAAGGCCGTACCCCCGGAGGCGAAAACAATCGTACAGATGAGAGCTTTTCAGACCGGAGTATTTGGGGATGACCCGGAGAAAGCCAGGAGAAAATTGGGGGAAAACACAAAAAGCGACGCTGAGCTTGAGAAACTGTTACCGGATGAGGTAAAATAATGACGCGCATAAGTACAGAAGAAAAAATTAGGCGTATACAGGATTGGCTGCAAAAAATTATAGAAGAAATTACCCCTAACGGAATGAGTATCTACGCTAATATCCTTTTACACGACTTTAGGGGAGACGAACCCGACGAAATATTGGAGGAAACAGTTGAGGCCATAGGGAGAACTCCATTTTACGCCCTGCGGTTGAACATGCGAGACGAGTTAGAACATAGAGGTGACAAAGAGGTGATAAAATGATAAAGAAAAAAAGCATAAATCAAAAACTGCTTGATTGGCTGAAGGGCAGGAAGTATGTTAGTTCTTGGGAGATAGTCACCAAGGGTATAGAACTCGGTACAGCTCAGGCAGACCGAAGAAAGCGAGAATTTTTGGAAAAGGGATACCTGGTACGGCTTCGCCCAGAGGAATTACAGGGGACAAAATGGGCACGGTCTACCCAGGCGATTTACAGGGTAACCTTAAACTAAGGAGGTGCCGAAATGCGCAGAAAACAGCATGGAGACGTGATTTTCGTTAAGGTTAAAAATCTTCCCGAAGACGCCAGGGAAATATCGGCAAAGAAAGGGTACATAATCGAAAAAGGAGAAGGTCTACACACTCATACGTTAGCTGCTGAAAAAGACGTCAAGCTCTACCAAACTTCTAATGGTACGTTATATATGCAAGTCTTTAAAAAAACCGACGTACTAGACCATGAAGAACACGGGTTGCAAACGTACGAACCTGGAATATATCGAAAAATGATTGAATTAGAATACGATGCAGAAACCAATGAAACCAGACGTACTAAAGATTAAAATAGAGTACGCCGTGCGGACTTCCGTGGGGGAGGCCAAGCGGGGTGCGGAAAAATGACTAAATACAGGAATTTAAATGTTAATTCGTAAATTCTTCGCACAAGTAGACAATGGAAAAATAACCATCCGGCAGGCTGACAGGACAGCGTATCAATCCCTATTACAAAAATTTGAAGGCAAGAGCATAATAATAAGTTTAAGCCTCCCTCACAAAAACAGAACAATCTCGGAAAATCGGTATTATTGGGGCGTGGTAGTGGAAATCCTGGCTAACTTCTTTGGATATACTAAACACGAATGTCATGACGCTTTGAAGCATAAATTTCTATCAGTGCCCGGCGATATCATGCCCGGTAAATTGCCGGTGGTGAAATCCACTGCCGAGCTGAGCACCACGGAGTTCGAAGAATATCTGGACAATATCCGCACTTGGGCGTTGTTGGACTTAGGGATAAATATTCCACTTCCAAATGAGGTACTTGTGGATGTCTAGGATTGATGATTATATACAAAACACCGTGCAGGCCGCCGTGCAGGCCGCCGTGCGGGACGCCACGTGGGACGCGATGTGGGAGGCGGTGGAGGCTACGGTGGGGGAGGCCGTGGGGGGCGCCACGTGGGACGCGGTGCGGGAGGCCGTGTGGGACACCGTGCGGGGCGCCATAAAAGGTGAAATATATGAAAGTTAACGTGTTAGAGTCCGCAATATGGGAGGCCGTGGGAGACGCTATTTTATTAGATTAATATAGTGGGACGCGATGGAGGACACGATAAGAACGCCATGTGAATAATCTATGAATAATATATGAATTATCTGTGAATAATCTGTGAATAATCTGTGAATAATCTGTGAATAACTAATGAATGAAAAGTAAAATTTTGTTCACATTTGGAGAACTACCGGAACAATTGAGTTGTTATAAAACCAAGTTTTTAAAGCTGTTATGTAAAGCAAAAAGGGTTGAAATCACTGAAATTGAAAATGTTTTCATGGAAGGCGCATCCGGGCTGGAAAAATTTGTCATAATTACCTTGAACCCCAAATACTTAGAAAAGTTGGCGATTTTTTTTGAATTTTTCAAAAAAAGACACCTATATAAAAAGAGAAAAAGTATTAAATTAAATAGTAGTAACTTAAAATATTATAAAGTACTTAATAATAAAAAACAAAATAATTCAATAAAAAATATTAAATGTAATAAAGTAATAAAAAGTAAAAAGCAAATAAATAATACTAAGATAATAAATCTACTAGAATACACTCACTTAAATAACAATGAATTCAAACAGTTGTTTATAGACTGGCTCGAAGTGCGGCGAAAAATGCGGGCGCCGAATACAAGAAGGGCGCTTCAACTAAACCTCAACAAATTGAAACACTGCACACTTGACCAGGCGATACTTACGGTTGAGAAATCAATCGCTCATGGGTGGCGGGGGTTGTTTCCCCCCATGTATAATATTGAAGGGGTAAATAGAGTCAATGAGTTGGTACGAAAAACGCTTAAACAAATACATTGAGAATGCCGTCGTTAGGGTACCTATGGAAAAAATAGAATGGGCCGTAAGATGGCCTGCATACTTTGAGAGGAGGGATTCTATACCTCGAAATCAGTCTTATGCAATAATGATGGCTATAGGAATACCCAACGCCAACGGATACCCTATTAACTTACCGCAAACTATAAAAGAGGCTATGGGAATTAGAGAAAGATGAATTTTTTAAAAAAACCTCTTGACAAAATTGTCAAGATATGTTAACCTAAAAGTGAGGTGAGAAATGAAGTATAAAACAAGGCTTACAATTGAATTAAACGACAACGAAGTACGCTACAAAAAGCGTGCCAAAAAGCGGGCGGCAGGGCTTCCCAAAGGAACGCTAAGGTCTGTTATTCTGTTTCTTTTGAAAGCCTTCGCCACGCGTGATATAAGAATCAGGCGCTTGCGAAATGGATATTATGAATGGAGCATGTTTTTAATAAGTAAATGGTAGAAGGGGGGGCAGCATGTTTTGGGTAGGGTTTATTTTATGTGGCATATGTTTATTTTATATGCTTAAGAAATACGGATAACGAAAGGAGGGCTAAATGTCGGAATTAGAAAAGGTGCAAAGCAAGTCTCCGGCGGAGCTAATCGCCTCCGCCATCAAATCAGACACAGATTTAGACAAACTAGAAAAGCTTTTAATTCTTCAAGAACGCTGGCAGAACAACGAGGCAAAAAAAGCGTACCATAAAGCCATGGCGGAATTTAAAGCCAGCGCTCCGGATATTGTTAAGGATAAATTAGTTGATTATACCAATAAATTAGGGCAGCGGGTAAAGTACAAACACGCTACGCTTCCCAATCTTTGCAAAAAAATCAATCCCGCTCTCAGCAAATACGGATTATCCGCGTCTTGGGACACGTCTCAAAATGGGCAGATAGTAGTTACCTGTAAAATCACGCACAAGCTGGGCCACTCTGAACAGACCACCCTAAGCGCTCCTATGGATAATTCAGGCTCAAAGAACACCATACAGGCTATCGGCTCAACAATTACCTATCTGCAGCGCTATACTTTACTATCTCTCCTGGGGCTTTCTGCCGATGATGACGACGACGGTATGGCTTACTCTGAAAAAAAGTTGTCTGAAGACCAGATTAATACCTTACGTGATTGGATAATAGCCGCTAATCTCAAGGAAGTTCAGGTCTTAAAGCATTTTAATGTTGACAGCATCGAGGCGATGAACGAAGATATGTATAATAAAATATTAACCGCTTTAAAAGCGAGGGCCAATAAAAATGGAAATTATAGAAGTAACTCAAAGAAGCGAAGAATGGTTTAAAGCCAGGCTGGGCATTCCTACCGCCTCCCACTTCCACGAGATATTAACCTCCGAAGGGAAACGCTCCCGGCAACGAGATAAATACCTCTACAAGCTGGCGGCTGAGAGAGTGTCAGGAATACCATCGGAAAGCTACAGCAGCGAAGCCATGGAAAGAGGTACTAATCTCGAAGAAGAAGCTAGATTAATCTATAAGCTGATAACTGGGAATACCGTTGACGTTCCGGGTTTCTGCCTTGATGAGGAAGGGTACGGCTGTTCTCCTGACGGGCTAGTTGATTCTGACGGCCTGCTAGAGATCAAATGCCCCCTTCCTCATAACCACGTTGGTTATGTTATCTCTGAGTCAGTACCTATCCAGTATTACCCTCAAATTCAGGGGCAGTTATTGGTCACCGAAAGGAAATGGTGCGATTTTATGAGCTATTCACCCAACATGAAGCCGTTAATCTTAAGAGTTGACCGCGACAAAAACTATATAAACGCCTTAGAGAAAGAGCTAAAACTATTCATAGCCGAGTTGGAGGAGGTAGAGAAGAAGCTGAAAATCTAAAAAGGAGGACGTTCATGCGTAACATCAGCGACGTAAACGTGGCCGTAATAGGAGGAGCTGGCTTTTTAGGGAGTCACCTGGTAGATTATCTCATTGAAAACAGAAATTGCAACGTCATCGTGCTGGATAATCTTATATCCGGCAGGCGTGATTTCATTCACCCTAAAGCTATCTTTCTTTGGCACGATATAACCCATTCCGAAATGACTACCTTTGGAATCTTTCGCGACTATAAGATTGACTACGTTTTCAATTACGCCGCTGAGCCGTATGTGCCTCTTAGCTATGAGCGCCCCTTACACATTTTTAAGATTAACGCCATGGGCGCTCTGAAATGCATCAACGCCGCGATGTCTCTCCCCCGGATAAAAGGCTTCCTGCAAATATCCTCAGCCGAAATATACGGAGATGTCAGCGGAAAAATAAAAGAAACTTCCCCCGTGAAAGCTCATTCAAGTTATGGCAGTTCTAAACTGGCGATAGATATGTTAATTCAAGCCAGGTACAGAGAAGCTAAAATAAGAGCTATCTCTCTGCGCCAGTTTAACTGCGTCGGCGAAAGAGATATTTTACATCCTTATGTTATCCCGGAAATAATTTACCAAGCCAAAAAAAGTAACGTTATACGACTGGGCAACAACACTCAAAGAGATTTCCTCTATGCCGGAGACCAGGCCAAATGCGCTGTTGAGCTTCTGGAGAAGGGAGAATTTGGAGAGGTTTACAATTTGGGAAGCGAGGAGGTAATAAAAATATACGACTTAGCTAAGCTAATCGGTAGGATTATGGGGAAAGATATTGTTGTACAAACCGACCAATGGCGGCGTAGGCCATGGGATATAGAAAGCTTATGGAGCGATAACAGTAAAATATATTCCGTTATCGACTACCGCCCCCAAGTAAATCTCGAAGAAGCGCTCAGGCGCACTATTCGGGATTTAGAGAGACGTTATGAAGAAATTACCAGTATTTGGCCGAAAATTCGACGGTAACGAAATAAAATATCTCACTGAAAGCGTGAGACAAGGCGAAGTATCCCGCCGGGGTAAATTCGTTAGAAAATTTGAGGAAGCCTTTGCCAGGTGGAGCGGCACTAAATACGCCGTGGCAGTCTGCAGCGGAACAGCGGCTCTTGAAGCGGCTATCTGGGCTGTCGTGCCTAATCTAACAAGAAATTTCGCCCAAAATATCAATGACTGCCGTTATGTTACCGGGGCAAGGCTGGGCATAAGAGCCGACACTATAATATCCGCGTTGCTGGCGTCCTCTCGTTTAGGTATCACGGTTAAGCTATACGATAAACAATATGATAAGAAAAAGAAAGTTATAGACTATTACGATAAGGAGACCGGTAATCTACGGTGGATAATCCGAAGCCACCTATTCGGCAAATGGGAAAATACGGAACACAGCAAAGCCGTTATGATTGACGACGCCTCCCAATACTGGCAACCGTTTCCGGTAAAAGACGTGGCCTGTTATTCCCTTTACTACAACAAAATGATAACCGCCGGAGAAGGCGGGATTGTGGTAACCGATAAACCCTATATTTTCGAGCGGGTGAAAGCTTACCGGGAGATGTGCCGGAACAAGAAGAACCATTACTCCCATACTCATCTTGGTAATAATCTCGCTATGTCCAATTTACAGGCGGCGCTGGCGTTGGCCCAATTGGAAAAGATAGATAAATATACCGAGATTAAACAGCGCAATCGTGATTTGTATAAAAAGTACCTGCCGGGAGAAGCAGGCATAGAATTTGACGTACCGGTTCCCTGGATGTATCTCATTACTACCAAATACCCGGCAAGCAAAATAGTAAACGCCCTGGGTAAAAAAGGCATAGAATGCCGGAGGTACTTCTACCCCCTGCACCGCATTAAATGCCTTGTTAACCCTTATAATCAGTTATTGAGTTATCCCCACCGCAGGTTTGTGCTGGAGAGCCTATATGAGCCATATAAAATAATGGTTCAATTCATCGATAAACCAGACATTATCGGGGGTTTAAAAGAATCAGACTTTCCTTATGCCAACTATATGTGGAAGCACGCTTTTTATTTACCCAGCGGCATGGATTTAACTAAGGAGGATATAAAATATGTTTGCCAGAAATTACGCCAGGTATTACGACAAGCTAAATAAAAGAAAGCCCTACCAGAGAGAGATTGATTTTGTTTACCTCTGGGGAGAGTGCCCCAAGAAAATCCTCGATATAGGCTGTGGTACTGCTTCCTATTGGAAATATTTTCCGCCCCACGTTAAGATAATGGGGCTTGAACCGTCCAAGGCGATGAGAGCGCTCTCTCCCCACAAGAATCTAATAATCCCAGAATACGCTGAAGATATAGCATGCCTTACCGAGAACCGCAGATTTATGGAGATTATCGGTACTGCCGACGCTGTTTACGCCCTTTTTAACGTGGTAAATTATATGCTGTTTCACAACTGGTGGTACCAGATACCGGTTAAGCCGGGAGGGTATTTTATATTTGACGTGTACGACTACGATAAAATGGAAAAAGAAAGATTTAAAAAGACCGTAAGGCATATAGGCGGAGTTAAAAGGACAATCACGCCCAAAGAAGTAGACAGAAAGCGGGCCATTTTGAATATATCCATAGAAGCCGAGGGCAGGAAATTCAGCGAGGAACATCATTTATACCTCTACGACCACTCCGATATAAACAGATACTGTCACAACAATTTTGAAATAGTGGATGAGGTGTCAACTCCCACCTGGCAAAAATGGTATAAGCTAAGGAGGATAAAATGAAAGAAACAAAAAAAGTAGCCTGGATGCACCGCCACGACAAAACAATTATCCCGGAGACCAATCAAGCTTTTCCGTATGTTGAAGAAATGCTCCGCAATAGCCAGAAAATCCGCCATACCATAATCAGCGGCGGCTTAGTAAATCGCTTTAACCCTTTTACGAAATTTTTTAACGCCTTATTCTGGCTTATATACGCTCCTTTTTCAGTGCGCGAGGGAAAATACGACGTTATTTACTGCGATGACTCCTTCCCTTTCTACTGCGGGTTGGTAAAAGCCATGAGTCCAGAGTCTAAGGTAATCCTTAGGCTGGGAGATTACCATCTAAAGGCTAATCTCCCCCCATGGCTTTACCGGCTTCTTCATCCTCTTGAAATAGCCGCCTGGAACAAAATTGATTTAATACTGGCTATCAGCAAAGAAATGGCGGAAGAAGTATCCCGGGAAACATATACAAAAGTGAAGGTAATTTTAGACCCAGTGGAGATCCCCGAAACAATCCCTCCCAAGCCGGACAATAAAATAAAACGGGTTATCTTCTACGGCACGCTTACCGAAAATAAAGGGCTAGAGGTTGTGATAAAAGCCGCTGCATATTTACCGAATGTTGATTTCTATATTATCGGAGACGGCCCGAACTATGAACGGCTGGTATATTTAAAAAATAAAGAATGCGTTCGCAACGTGCACTTTACCGGCTGGGTTAAAAGAGAATCACTAGATAAAGAGTTAGCCAAGGCTGATGTGGGTTTAGCCGTAAGGAGTAACAATCCAGCCAATGATATCTTATATACTTCTCCCTTTCTTAAGTACCTGGCGCTAAGGAAATTGGTTGTCGCCTCAGACAGAAAAATTCTCAGAAACCTTAAATATCCCTATCGATTTACGGACGCCAAAGACCTGGCCCGCGAGATTGAAAAAGCTCTCAAAGATACCAAAACGGCTGGAAAATGGCATGCTTACGTTAAGGAAAAACACAACGCCATTGAGATAGCTAAGAAGATATTTAAGGAGGTAACGGAATGTTAGAATCTGAAATGACACCTAATGCAAGAAAAAAATATTGGATAGAGGAAAGGAGGCCAAAGGATGAGCGTGTTTGATATTATCGCTTTGCTGACTATGATTACCGTTTTCGTGGGCACGGTTACAATCTATATGTCTCTGAAAAGAGCTTATCAGAGAGTAGCTAAAATATTCAGCAAAAAGAAGGAGGTAAAATCATGAACTGGGATTGGACTACGGTATTAGCCGGGGCTATGCTGTTGTGGAGCATTGGGCTTGTGGGGGTGTTGATTATCGATTACATGAGAGAGACCAGAAGCCGGGGGAATTTTAAGTATTATAGCCATAATCGCCATAATTACAAAGCCAAAAGCCAATAAGTTATATGGAATACAATATTAGCGATCTTTGGTTTTCCTTTATGCGGGAATTTATAACAATTTCCTCGTTTTGGCTGCTGTATGCAACATGTAATACTAAGTTAATAGGTTCCCCCGACCCTGACGGCTGGGACAAAAACAGCCCTTTTTGCGAAGCGTTTAGCAACATGTGCGTAGAGAATATGCTGATATCGTCAACAGGCCATATCATATACTTGCTTCTTTTGGCTGTAATGGGATGCTTTGGCGGTTATATTGTGTTCCCATCAATCGGAATAATGGGAGTGGTCACGTTCCTGCGTCTCTCACGGTACTCTTGAAAGTGAAGGGGGTGCTTAATGACACTCGGGGAGGTTTTATTTTGCGCTATGCTGAGTTTACTACCACTTTTCCTAATCTGGGCGGTGTTTATAGCATTAAATACTAAGTTAATAGGTTCCCCCGACCCTGACGGTAATAGTAAGGGTAGTCCTTTTTATAGAGGGAGCTTTGATACACATAAAGGAATTTGCAAGATAACGATAATGTTGCATATCCCCGTTATACCTTTTGCACTTAACCTTCCGCTAATGGGAGTATCTGCGGGTTTCTATGCTATATTCTCGCTATTTTTAGCCGGATGTTATGCTTTTGATAATGTATTAAGAGACGACTATGATCAAGACCTCTTCCGGGGAGGTATTGGGGCATATATTTTGTTCTGGGGACGTTAGAAAAGGGGGTTCAATGATACTCGGCGATGCTTTAATGATAGCTTTTACCCTTGGTTTCAGGGAGCAGGGGAAATTCAATTCCTTGAATATTGAATTTCCCCTATCCGATATCATGACACATATTATAACATTTATAATATTATTTATAATATGGGCGTCAGTAAGGGCAAAATTGGGCCGTCCAGAGGAGTCTTTTTTCAGCGATGGGGAAAGTCCGTTTTACTATCTAAGCGTTGCCCGTTTTATTTGGGATAATTTTTTCTTTTTGACCGCGCTAAACTGGCTTATATATATTATATGTTAGCAAGTATCGTAATATTATCCAAAAGGCTCCCCCAAATCGTAGTCAGCGATTTGAAGAAGCAGTCTTACAGGAATTTCGAAATAATCCACGCCAAGGAAAAAGGAATTGTCAAGGCCATGAATTTGGCGCTTGAAAAAGCCAAAGGCGATATATTTATAAGGGTGGACGAAGATGTTAGAATACCAAGACTATGGCTTGAGAATATTTTATCCGGTTTCTCCAGGCCCGAAATAGGGGGAGTTACCGGCCCTACTTTCGTTGTGCCGGAGCGAAGGGGTTACAGAGACAGTATCCGCGTTGCTGCGTGTCCTCCAGCGTGGCTAACCTGGCTCTTTGATAATGACCCTTTTGCTCCGGCTAAAATATACAAATGCGGTTCAGTGTCCTACGGCTCTAATTTCGCTGAGAAACTGGATTTTGAAAAAGAATATCAAATAGATTACCTGGAAGGGACTAATTGGGCGGTGCGCACTTTTTTACTGCGGCGGATAGGAGGGTTTGACGAAAGCTATAAAGGGGTTTGCGAATGGTACGATATTGACGCCGTGTATAAAATTAAAAATTTAGGCTATCAATTAAAATACGTTACCTCCGCCTATCTTTGGCATATGCTCGAAAAACTGCCGACCTACAAAGAACGCTTTAAAGGTTTTGGCATGAGCAGGCTGGCTAACTGGCTCAGGTTTCATATAAGGCATAGCGACTTTCATTACAAAAAAATAATCTGGTTTTTACTAATGTTGGGGTATCTTTTAAAAAAAGGAGTTGAAGATTATGTTAAATGTTAGCGTAATAATTCCCACCCTTCCGTCAAGAAAGAAAGAATGCGCCCAGTTAATCCGCTCTCTGCCTCCGGTGAAAGAGGTAATCGTCGTAAACGATGAGAATTTAAGCTTATCTCAAAAGAGGAATAAGGGGGCTTTTCAGGCCAAGAGCGAGTATCTGCTTTTCATCGATGATGATAACACCTTAAAGAAAGGTTCGCTTGAGGAAGCGATAGAGGTAGCTAAATACAGCAGGGTCGGCGTTGTGGGGTTCGTGGGGTGCTACGCCTATAATCATGATAAAGTATGCGACGGCGGTTCGAAGAGAAACAAAGTATTGGGGTTTACTACCGACGACTACGTTAACCGCTCTTACCTGGAAATGGTCTATGCCAACCCTAAAGGGGTATATGAAGTGGACGAGGTAGCTAACGCTTTTTTGATTAAGAGGAGTATTTTCAAGAAGGTGCGGGGGTTTGACCACTGCAACTTTCCCATTGAGCTTGACGAAGCCGACCTCTGCTACCGCCTGAAAAACTTAGGGTACAGGATAGTTAAATCAGTCGGCAGCGTGGTATATCATAAATCTTATACCTATTCCAGAACGCCCGATTTCAGAAGCGATGTAAACGCCTATTTCATGGGCAGGAATAAAGTAATATTCAACAAGAAGCACGGGTTGAGCCTGATGTTTTTCCCGGTGATGGTGGCATTGTACGTTATAAGTATGTACCTCAGATGTAAACCTAATATGGCGTTTCATTTTTGTAAGGGAGTATATGATGGGTTACGTTGTTCCGTTGACCGTAGTATCTAACATAAAATGCGTGGGACGCCGGGTAGGCGATTATCTGTATGATAAGCACAGCGACACTATTTTTTATCAACTGGATTATCCCTTTCCCTGCAAATTCGCCGTTAAATCCTTAAAGCACATCTACGTTACCCCTATGATGAATAAAATGTGGTCGTTCTTAAAGTATCATAACATCGATTGGCTTCAGAAACAGCTTACACAAATAAACTGCGTGGAGGACGATTGCTTGTTGATACACGGGGCGGCGTGGGAGGAAAACGGCGAGGGGGTGTTAGCGGTTGGCTTTCCCAATTCAGGAAAGACTACCATTGTGCTTGAGAAGGTATCCCAGGGCGCTAAATTCTGTTCCGATGAGCTGGTAATAATCGACAGGACTTTGACCGCCACCCCTCTTTTGGCCAATACTTCTTTAAGCTGGCACACCGCCAAAAAAATTAACTATCCTCTTACCTTCAGCCAAAAGCTTGATTTTGTGTTTACCAAGCTTAGAGCGAAAATGTTCCCGATATTTGAGCCTAATATCTGGGTGGAGTTGCCTTACAAGCGAAAACGTATTAAAATAGACAAAATAATATATTTAACGGAAGGGGTTAATTCGCTGGCTATACTGACTGATAACGAATATCCATTTTATACCAACCCCGTAGTTCAATCCTACGCCTACGCCACGGGCTGGGATTTGGACGGGGTATATAGAAAATACAGGAGGTTGCTGGATGTTCTCAGTTCTAATACCCAATCATTTAGAAAACAACATTGAAGAATTTGTCAAGGAAATTGAGAAAGCCTTTCCCTGCGAACAAATTATAATAGCCACCGACCGTTACGGAAAAGGCAAGGGCTGGGCCTTAAGGGAAGCTCTTAAGGAAGCCAAAGGGGATATAATAATATTCCTGGACGCCGACGGCGATATATCCCCCAAGATGATAAAGAGATTTCTGCCGTTTCTTGAGGATTGCGACGCCGTTATAGGAAGTAAGACCGTAGTTAATTCTCCGCTGCACCGTAAGATTATAACCTACTTATCTCGCGTCTATATCCGCTTGATGTTTGCGCTTCCCTTCGACACCCAGACGGGTTTAAAGATGTTCAGAAGGAATATTTTACCGAGTTGGAAAACCGACGGGTACGCTTTCGATATAGAAATACTAAACAAGCTTAAGAAAAACAAAGCCAGAATAATAGAAATACCCATAGAGGCCAGTATAAAAGGAAAAGTGTCGCTAAAAATGTTATGGCGCATTTTTTTAGAAACTCTGAAAATCCGGATTTTTCAATAATAATACCCTACAAAACAGCCGACAAGTACATTGTCCGTTGTCTATGGCACTGCCGGAGGCTTAAGGGAAGCTGGGAAATATTGGCTATCGACGATAACGTTTGCCCCGGGTTACCGGCCCAGAAGCGCAATCACGCCATGAAAATGGCTAAAGGCAGTTATTTGGCTTTTATTGACTCGGACGCCTACCCTCCGGATGATTGGTTAATCACGGCCAAAAATCTACTAAGGACTTACGGAGCGGTCTGCGGGCCCGGCGTACTTCCTCCGTCGGCTTCTGACTCCCAGAAGGTAACTGATTTTATATTGAAGCTCCTTCCTTACTCCTACCGGGTTACTCCCAAAAAGGCCAGGATAGTAAACGAATTTCCCACGTTTAACCTGATAATCAAAAAAGGCTACATGGTTGATTTTAAGCCTTATCTTACCGGAGAGGACAGCTTACTCTGCAGGGAAATAGGTTGTGCCGTGTATTACCATCCTGGGCTTTTGGTGTATCACAACCGCCGCTCGCTGTACCGCCCATTCTGGAAGCAGGTTTCAACATACGGAAAGCACCGGGGCTTTTTGATTAAGAAGGCTTTAGTGGGTACTATAGGGGTTGTGTATCATTATGTTGCATCTTTTATCAAAGGATTTTTCAGGAGGAAGCTATGAAAAGAAACGTATTGATAACTGGCTCGTGCGGATTAGTAGGGCTTGAAGCCTCCCGGTTCTTTCTGAACAAAGGCTTTCATGTAATAGGAATAGATAACAACCGAAGGAAGCACTTCTTCGGCGTTGATGGCGACGTGTTTAAAAATAAGATAATAGACGACAATTATACCCACGCTGACGCCGATATAAGAGACGCGACTATTATGGAGGAGCTATTTAGGCATTATAAACCGGTGCTGGTGATACATGCCGCCGCCCAGCCTTCCCACGATTGGGCCGTTGTAGATCCCATAGAAGATTTTACTATCAACGCCAATGGAACCCTGATACTACTCAATAATTTTAGAAAATACTGCCCGGAGGCGATTTTTATCTATGTCTCCACCAACAAAGTATACGGAGTCAACCCCAACAAAATAGCGCTAAGGGAACTCCCCAAGAGATATGAACCTTATAACTTATCGGGAATTAACGAGAACATGCTAATCGACCACACCGCCCATTCTTTATTTGGAGTATCTAAACTCGCCGGTGATATGATGGCCCAGGAATACGGCAAATACTTCAATCTTAATACCGGAATATTCCGTTGCGGATGTATCACAGGCAAGGCCCACGCCGGGGTTGAACAGCACGGGTTTTTAGCTTATATGGCCAAATGCCGTAAGGAAAGGAGAAAATACACAATCTACGGATACAAGGGGAAGCAGGTCAGAGATATTATCCACGCCCACGATTTGGCGCGGGCTTTCTTTTATTACTTCCTCAACCCCAGAAAAGGCGAAGTGTACAATATGGGCGGAGGCAAGAATAATAATATATCGGTTTTAGAGGCAATCGAGAGGTTCGAGTTGAGGTATACCTACCTTGACAGGCCCCGCCGCGCCGACCATATCTGGTACGTCAGCGACGTCAGCAAATTCATGGAACATTATCCGTCCTGGGACTACCGCTACAGCCTGGACGATATAATCGAGGAGTTTATGTCATGAAGATACTATACATACCCCATTGCTACAGCCAGCAGAGACAGCGCCAGAAAAGAAGGAAAATCTATCCGGTGCTTTTAGCAATGCAGGCTCAGTATTACCGGGAGCGGGGGCACGAAGTCTACTGGAACCCGGACAACACAAGCGGCCATTACGATAAAGTTATTACCGAACCGGAAGATATTCCCTTCCGCCAACTGCCTCCTCCCGACAGAATATTCACGAAATGGTGGGAATACCAGAACAACGGAAATTTTAAATATCTTCCCGGAACATATATTATGTCAGCTTCAGGGTGTCTGTGGGGAAGGTGTTTATTCTGCGTTGAGTCTTTGAAAAACTCTGTGTTCGTGCGCCCATCGGATTCGATACTTGAGGAGATAATCCAGTGCCATGAAATGGGCTTCCGGGAAATATTCGACGACAGCGCTACTTTCCCTGACGGAGAATGGCTTGACGCTTTTTGTGACGATATAATAGCTCTTAAATTGCCGATAAGGCTAGGCTGTAACCTGCGCCTTGACGCAAAAGCCGATTACCGCAAAATGAGAGAAGCCGGTTTTAGAATGGTGCTGTTTGGACTTGAATCCATAAATCAGGACACTCTGGACAGAATACATAAAGGCAATATCGATGTCAACAGAGTCGAGTCAACTCTTAAGAAGGCCTCAGAGGCGGGGCTTGAGCCGCATATAAGCTACATGGTAGGTTATCCCTGGGAAACTCCCAAAGATACCATGAACACAGTAAGATTCGTCAGGAAAATGCTTATAAAAGGCTACGCTAAGACCGCCCAGAGTTCGTATTATAACCCTCTGCTTAAAGGCAATCCAGAGGGCGAGCATTTAAAAAAATACCTCGACCGGCATTATTCAGCGGCATTAAACCCTATTTTCTGGTATAATAAATTCAGGGATATAAAGACCAGAGAGGATATAGAATACATCTGGAGGGGAATAAAGGAAGGTGTTAAATGGATGTTCAGATTGGAATCTTAATACTTACGGTTCTGATTTCCCAGTTTCCGGTTTTGAAGTTCGGGTACGTTTCCGATGATATTCCGGTGTTTAAAAACCCTCCCAAATACCGCAATAAATTACACAAGTATTTCTTATGGCTGACCGGCTCTCTGAGGCTCAAACCCTGGGCTGACCATCTGCTTACTATGCTTATACATCTGGGCGTTGTGCTGGGGATATTCCTGGCTTTCGGGAAAAATAACGTTTCATTCGTAGCGGCTTTATTGTTTGCCGTCCATCCCATGGGACAGCACGGAAGCGTCTGGATTTCCGGAAGGGCCTACTCCGTGACCGCTTTATTTATGGTTTACGCTCTGGCGCTTTTCCCCCGCGCGGCTTCGTTATATTTAGTGTTTATATGCGGATTCTACACCGTGGGTTATCTGGCCCCCTTCGCTCTAATGCTCTTTCACCCCGTCTGGATTCTCGCGGCTGCAGCAAACTGCCTTATCTGGTATAAGAAGTTTTTTAAGGCGGTATCGTTTAAGGCTTCTTCCGAGAGGGTCAACGAAGATAAAACGTTTCATGCCGGTAAAATTATATTAATGCTTAAAACTATCGGCTGGTATTTCTGTTCGTCCATACTGTGCCATAAGGTAGCTTTTTACCATAACTTTTTACAGTCCTGCGCTGGCAGCAAGAAAAATAAAGCTTATAAAATAGACCGCTACTTCCTGGCCGGGCTGGCTCTGGTCGTGTCAGCGATTTTGCTATTGTGGAAGCTCCCTTATCATTTAGCCACGAAAAGTCTGTTGTGGTACTTAATAACTATAATTCCTTTTAGTAATCTATTCAGGGTACAGCAGGAAATATCCGAAAGATATCTATATATCCCCCTTATCGGTATAACGGTATTTACGGCTTCGCTTCTTTCCTTCGCTCCGGTGTATGTTTCGGCCCTGGTTATCGGATATTATTTCGGCAGGTTCTTCTCGTGCCTTAAACAGTGGAGAGACGATTTTTGGGTTGTGGAATGTTCGGTATCGGAAGACCCCCATGCTTGGTACGGCTGGCACACGAGAGCCTTAAAACGGTGGGCGGCCGGAAGCTATCAGGAAGCCATTATCTTTTGGACTATAGCGTTAAATTTATCACCTAATGAATTTAAATTATTGTATAATCTGGCGGCGGTTAACAAAATTATAGGGCGTTTTGACATAAGCAAAGAGTTTCTGGATAAAGCCAGGGACAACATAATTCCCGGGCAAGAAAAACAGGCTGAGGAAATAATCAACAATCTCCTGAAACCCAAGAAAAAGGGCGATAAGGTGTTTATAATCACATGAGGCTCATATTTTCGATTTAAAGGAGGTTTTATTCTTAAGGTATATCGAACATGGTAAGACTAAAAACTAAAAAGGGCAATCTCGCGCGAAATAGAGGCATTGTAGAGCCGGTTAACGAGTTCTGCGCCGATTGCGCGCGGACATGTAAACAATTCCCCTGGGTGAAAGTGATAAAATGCCCTATAAAGATTGTGAAACCTTTCACAAAATATTAAACGGTTATGAAAATAAAAGTAACTTATCGCACTAAAGAATTGTGTCCCTATTGCGGAGAACGGCCGGTTAAGAAGAAAACATGCGGAAGCCCAAAATGCCAGTACCGCTATCACATTAAAAGTATGCGGGAGTATTGGAATAAATACTACCGCAAAAGCGCCCGTACCCGGTCTACTACGTCAATCGTTTGAATATCCGCCCGTCTTTCTTGAGGCGGTAGGCTAATTTGGAGAATTTCTTCTTATCATCGGGGTTTTTAAATTTAGCCTTGAGCCTGACGAATGATAGAAATTCTATAAGCCTGTCGTAGTGCTCCTCCTGAAGATTTATAGCTTTCTTTACCGAGGCCGAATAACTTAAATTGCGGCGCTTCCTTCTCTCATCGGCCGAGAAGTAAAATAAAAGAGACTTCCCGAAATCTAAAGCTTTGCCAATTACCGGATTCACGTTTTCCAGACTATCGGCTCTTTAGTCACGGCTCTAAGAATGATATTGATAAGCGCGAGTATCGTGCCCTGAGCCTGCAAATCCATAAACTGTTTGCCGGTAACCCCCTGAATTATCATGGCCACCAGAGCCACAATGTTAGCCCAAAAGGTCTTACTGAGAAAAATTTTCTTTCCCTGCATGCTACCTCCTTACTTCACACCGTTACGCCTTAATATCAGCGTAACCTTGTCGTCAAGGTTTTTAAACCCCAATTCCATTTTGCGTTCAAGCCGCTCTATATCTTTGGACGTATGCTCATGTATTATCTTGCAGACGTCCTTATTGACGAATTCCTCCCGGAAGTCTCTTTTGTGCTTATCAAACCGCCTAAAAACAGTATCTATTTTGTTTTCACTGTCTTTAGCCAGCTTCCACATGAAAGACAATATCCCGGCCCCGAAGATTCCCTCTATAATATAACTCAAATACTGCATGTCAGTCAACCATTATTTCGGCCATTCTCTCCATTAATTCGTCAAGGCTTCTTATTACTAAATACAAATGCCCTACTCCGGTTACCATTCTGGCGAAGTCATGCTGATATTGGGTAATCTTGCCATCTTTCGCTTTGTATTCTATCCAGAGCATGCGGCCGTCGTTTAATATAACATAGCTATCGGGAGTACCCGCGCGGCAGCCGTTAATAAGTCTCCCCTTCCTGGCAATTCTCCTAATGTAAAATTTCCCGCTGTTGAGCCTGTCCACCCAGGTTATTAATCCTTGGTTTTCCAGGGTTCTCAGATAGTCAAGACAAGCCTTTTTTATATGTTTTTCGCTTCTCATCCCATGGCTAAATATTGTATATAATAAGTACCGGTTGGACTACCGGCTTTAACCCAGGTGATAGTAAACCCGTCAGCGTCCATTGATGAAATATAACCTACTTGATAAGTACCACTCCCGGTTCTTAAATATAAACTATAACCTTCATTGTGATTGAATTTTATACCGCTGTTATCTTTGGTATATTTAGAACCGTGGCTTGAGCCGTCGTCTACGCCAGCGCTTGATACCAATCCGTCCGTATTTGGAGAAGCGAAAAATATTACCGCTTTAGGCTGAAATCCTACTCCGGTAACTGATTGAGTGCCTGCCGCCACGCTTAAGTCTCTTGTAAAATACCCAACCTTAAACTGAGCGGATGATGCCTGAGCGTCAACGTAAGTTTTAACGGCTTTTTCGGTAACGAGGTTGCTGTTTGAATCGCCCGCCAAAGTACCGGAGGTGGAAATACCAGTTACCGAGTGGGTGCCTACTTTAAGTAAGCTAGTGTGAACGCTTTCACAGATTATTGCTCCTCCTCCGCCTACGTTATTTTGTATAATTATATCGGCGCTTTCGACGATAAGATTTTGACCGTAAAAGGAAAGTCCGTTCAACTTATTGCTTAAATCATACCCCGTGCCTTCAGCGTTGACTTTTAATATATAACCGGCGTAGCCTGAATTTATCGCCGGTAAAACAGCCTGAGCTTCGTCGTAATTAATTAAACCGTCAGCGTCAGAGTTCCAACCTATTAGTTTGGATGACTGCGGCAGGGGCAATGTAGTATTTACTCCAACGGTTGCTGAAATGGGTAACATTAAAGTTCTGCCAGCTTTTTCGGCCAGTTCCTGAGCTACAAAAGTCCTCCGGTCTATATCCCGCTCAAGGGTATTAGCCGGAAATTGATTATAATCATCGTAGTCGCTCTCCTGGAGGTTGTCGGTTTCCCTGTAAATAGTTAAAGTGCCTTTGCTGATGGCCCCCGCGTCAACAAGCCAAAGCGTACCCCCTATCCCGTCAGAACTCACAGTCACAGTATAATGAGTAGTGTAAGTCAATTCATTTTCAGTAGAGCCGGTGAGAGCTATCGCCTTGATATACTCGGGGTATGAAGGCATAGTGGGAAAAGTAAAATCAAATTGGCGGGTTGTACCGTCCAAAGTAAACTGTTGTTTGATAGTGGTGCTCTCTACCATAATTTTATACCTCCTGATTTAGATTTTTTTTCATTCCGCTTAAGAATACTTATAAGAGTACCAGCTGGAGCTCCCGTAGCGGGTTCGATAACAGTATATCCAACTCCTTCCAGAATATCGCTTAATCCGATTTTTTGCTTAAGCAGTTTGCCAAAACCTCTTTCTATATCGTCTAACAACGGTTCTCTTATGGCTTCGCCAGGTTTGAGGCCTTCTATTTTGCGCAAGCTGGCCCTGGCGGCGTCACTGATAATAGGCAGGGCCGTTATCGGGTTCAATAATATAGAGTTAAAAACTCTTAACAAAAAATCATCTTCATCGTCGAAAGCGCCATACATGAGCCTGCCCATAACATAACCAACGGTAGTATAAAGAACAGGCTGTACAACACCGTAGATAGCCAGGGTTTTGGCGTACTGGCTAACACTTATCTCCCGCCTTGAATATGATATCGTAGCGTCTCCAAGTTTTCTCATAAATTGACTGGGAGCGTTCTTAAACGCCGTAAGCCAGCGGGTCAACACGCTCCGGTTGTTCTGAAGTTCGGAGCGGGTAGTGGTCAATCCGCTCTGCTGGGCCCTCACGGTAGCTTTTAAAAATTTATTGATAGCTTTATTTAAGTCTCCGTGTTTATTCAATTCGTATTTAATCAGGGGGTAGCCTCCGTAAATTATGGCGGTAATATCTCCGGTACGGCTAAGTAGAGTCAGCGCCCTCGTCCAGTTGTATTTCGCCGAATTCAAAGCGGAAGCTTCTTTAATGGCATTTTGTAAGGCTTCTGAATAGCCCCTGGCAAATCTTGCTCTTAAATCGGGAATTGTTTTCCACATAAAATCAAAGGTTTCCCTGGGTTTGCTCATCCCCTCCATGAAATATCCAATCCATTTCTTAACCGGCATTTGCTCGGCGTAAAAACCGGTTGAAATAAGCTGTTTAACAAGCACGGAAGGATTAATACCCACCTTAGCTTTTACCCAGTTATTAAGCATTTTCCCCATGGTCGAAGTTATGATATCAATATCTTGCTCGTACTGGGTAAGAGACAGTCTTTTTATCTTTTTTATAAACGCCTGGTATAATTTTTCTCCATAAGCGTTTTTTATTTCCTCGGCTACTCTATGGCTGTCAAACAGCCTTCTAAGCGTTATATACGTTGAGCCTAAATGCCTGAGGTGCTCTCCCTGGGATATGTGGCGCATGAACTTAGACCAGGCGTCTACCGGCCGGGGTTTAACTTTACTTTCAACCCTTTTGTGCATGGCGCTGGCTATTTCCGTTTGGGCGCGGTAAGTTTCGTAAACGTCCACTTTTCTTACTGCCGTACTAGGCCAGTATATACCCGCTACTTTGCCTAATTCAGTGCCGTACCGCTCAATATGCGCCTGATTAAATATGGGGAAATATTCAGACAGAACATTTCTCATATATTCGCCGAATTTCATTTCTTCAGGCGTAAGCACGCCGCATAGAGAATCGATATCGGCTTTGTTAAACCATTCTAAATATCTTTCTTTGATAGCCGGATTTTCCAGGGATAAATATATATCGAGTATCTGCAATTTATTAAGCTTAAAAGTAACCCCGTCCTTAGGAGAGGTCAGGGAATATTCTTCTTTGCTCATATTGCCTAAAAAATCAGGGAGGTTTTTATATCCCGTAACCTCGGAGGATTTGCGGGATACTTCGTCAACCCTTAAAAAGACCGCGGTATTTCTGTTCTGCTCGTGTAAAGTGGGGTCAAGCTCGTCCGCCAGCTCCCTGCCGAACATAGCGTTTAGAAACGAATAAAAATCGCCACCGCCCCTAAGGTAGATATCCATTAATTTCTTTTTGATTTTAGACCTTTCATCAATGGAATACTTATCGATAGCGTCCAGTATTTTGCCTTCAATGGCTTTAGTTTCCGTTATTTTGCCCTCTTTTTCCAGTTTAGCGGCCTCGGCAAACAGCGACTTGAATTCCTTAAGCCTCCCAAGAAAACTCTCTCTTAGTTGTATCCCCGCCTCGGCTCCTTTGCGCTTCAAGTTTAATAATTGAATCTTAAGTATATCAGTGCTTTTTAGGCTCTCCGGCTCTACCTTAGGCTTTTCGGTTTCAAGGTCAATGTATTTCCCGAGCTCGGCGGCGGCGTCTGTTTTTTTAAGCTTATTAATTCTGATTAACTCCTCAAATAGCTTGTTCCCTTCATGAACATAGCGCCCCTTGCGGAATTCTCCTCTTTTAAGCGGCTTTGTAGTTTTTAATTCTTTCTTTATCGCCGCGTTAAGGGCGTTTTTTAACTTCCTTTCTTTTATTTTGTAGGCCCTCTCGGTGATTTTATCAACCTGTTTATTCCACTGCTCCACGGTTTGTATATTCTTCAGGGTCTTTAAAAACTTGTATCTTTCCTCTTTGGGTATCCCGGCTTCTTCCATAAAGGCGATAACGTCCTGCTGGGCGAGTTTAGTCTCTTTGAGCGTTTTAGTCCTTATTTTCGACGAAGATTCCTTAATCTTTTTAAGCTCTCCCTTAAGCTTATCAACCCTGGTCTGTTTTTCGGTTATACCCCTAAGTATACCCCTGGCTGTTTCGGTTTCCGGCAACTCTCTGCCTATGGCCGTTTCGATTACTTTAGCCAGATTATTTATACCGCTTATCTTGGCCTGTTTTTCTTCAGCGGTATAATTCTCGGCGAACCTTGACAGGGAGTATATTTCATTCATCAGCGTATTATAAACTGATTTAATCTGTACAAGGTTGTTTTTTATTTCATTACCGTAATCAACAGCCTGAGACACATTTTCAAGGGGCGGTATAGATTTTCTGACCCCGACGTTAGGTAAATTTTGTATTTCAGTGGATAGACTCTTATCAACCAACACCTTTCCGGTGTGCACCGCGACTCCCGGCAATTGCAGCAAAGCCATAGAGGCTGACATCTCCTTCGCCGTCTCTATCAGCCTCGTTCTCCATTCCTCGGCAGTGGGCGGCTTTTCTCCCGTTTGCAGGGCGCTCAAGGCTTCAGATATTAAAGAAGTAACTTCCTGGAGTTCTTCGGTTGTTGTCTCCTGAGCTATAGTCCCGCCATATTTAAGAATAAATCTCCCTATGGCTTTCTTGGATATTTTACCGGCAACGGAGCTCTTAAAAAATTTGCCAATCATGCCGAATTGAGCCATTTCCAAAAAGCCGATAATCGCCCCTCCGGCTATGGAATAAATCCGCGCCAGGCGCTCTTTTTCTTTGCCTACGCCTATTCTGTCCAATATATCAAGATACAAAGCTCCGCCTTCCCGGTCATAAATGTTTTTGAATACTCCCGCCGCGAAACCAACCCCCAGACCGGTTATAGCCATTTGAGGAGCCATGGGAGCTAAACCACTGGCGGCCGTCATGCCAGCGGCCCCGAGTCCAACAGCCATACCGGTTTTAAGCCCCTCTGTGGTGGATTCAATCATATAAGGCATAATTCCGGCCAAAGCTCCTCCCATGTAAGTAAATGGGCGCTCCGTGAAACCCGGCGCCTTATAGAATCCCGCTGTTTCTATAGCCTTCTGCCTGCTGGCTCTCGCTTTGTTAAGCGCTTCCTCGCTGTTCATCAATCCGTCTCTGGCCGCTTTGCCGTAGGAAGCCCATATTTTATTAGCGTTATCCATTTCCCACTTATGTTTTATCCACTGCGGAAAACTGGGCTCAGGCGGAGCGGCCCGCACGCTTACAATCTTAAACCCCGGCGGCAGTTTAAGCTTTTCTTCCCTGACTATTTTAAATCCTGGCGGTACCGGCATTATTCAACCCTCTTTCCTGTTTTAACATAATACCACGTTTTACCGTTATCATCGGAATAGATTTCCTCTCCGGTTTCATTTTGAGCTATTAGCCTTCCTCTTATCGATTCAGCACGCTTGGCGGCCGCTTCGCTGATTTCAGAACTGACTTTTTCCCGCACCACCTCTTTTAAAGCCTGTTCGGGAGGAGCGCCGTTCTGCACTTTCTTTATTAAACTCTCATACATTTCCGCTTTGACTTTTATCTGAGCGTGTTCATCGTCATACATAGAAGAATAAGCTTTAAGCTGATTAACCGCCCTTTTGAATTCCTCATTGCCCCTTATGGCTTCGGCCGTCTTTGAAACTAACCCTTCTGACTGGGAATGGGTTATATATCCCAGTGATTCGGCCGTAAGAACATCGGCTCTAAATTGGGTTACTTCCTCAAACGAAGGCTCGGAAAACCATCCTTCAATTTTGCTCTGGATTAAATCGGCTCTCTCGGTAAGCTCAACGTATTTAGTCATCTTCTCTACCGGCCCTATTTCAATCGGCGGTATTGACGTAAGGGAAGAAATCAAAGCGTCGGCGAATACTCGGCTTATTTCACCCTCGGCGGCTAAATTCTCTACCTTGGTAGGCGTGAGCGTCCCCTTGTATTTCTCATCCAACAGGGCGCTCTCGGTTTCATCTCGGGCGATAGCCAGCATGGCCTTTTTGTTCTTCTTCACCTGCTCAAGCCTTTTTTCGGCGGTTTTCATGTATTTTATCCTATCCTGGGTAGCTACTCCCTTATACAATCCGTGATTTCCCTTTTGCAGTTCGGCCAGAGCCACTTCCGGGCGGGCCATAATATCATAATCAATCAGGGCTTTTTGGGCGCTCAAATACAGTTTATCACCATCTGCCCCGCTGATAATACCTTTGGATATTTGCTCTTTTATCAGGTTTTTTATGTCCCTGTCAGCGTCCATGAATTCTTTTTCGCTGTAGGCGTTCATACGTTTCTCATTAAGCGCCTCTATGGCTTTGGGGAGAAATTCTTTCTTAGTGTAATCAATGGCTTTATTGCGGTAGATATTGGCTATCTTAATTTTGGCCATCTGATTTCTTTTTTCCAATTCAAACTTTACGCGGTTCTTAACGGGACTCTCCGGGATATCTTTAAGAATATCATGAGCAAGCCTGTCGTATTCTCCCATATACTTTTCAGCCGCCGTGTAATCCGCGTCAGCCTCGGCCCTGTTCATTATATCCACTGAATTAGCCTCATAATTAGCCTTGGCCGCCGTGTATTTTACCAAATCAGAGGCTTCTTGCCACTTGGCTATCAAATCCTGCGTCATCTTAAACGCCTCAGCCTGGCGGGCGTATCCTTCTGATTTGCTCCTGTCAACCTGGCGGTTGATAACTGCTTTAAACGTAGCTACGTCAGTCGTTAATTGTCTTTGGCCTTCTATCACCGGAAGTCTTGCCATTATTCTTTATTCTCCTTCTTCCCGCCCCATTTGGGCAACCCATATCTACTAGTATAAGTGAAGCCGGTACCCAACAGTTGGCTGAACGCCCGCCAGCGGCTTGCTTTTACCGCTGATTTCCCCCTGGCTACGGCCGCTCTCCCTTCTTCTCTGGTGTATTCAGCCTCTGCCAGATAACTCTTTTGTCTGGCGTAAACATTATACCTTTCCATGTCAATATTGTATTTGGTTATCGCCTCGTCAAGCTCGGCTTCGGCCAGATTGTTTACCATAACGGCCAGGGGACTGCCGGATAGCTTAAGTCCTGAATAAGCCACCCTTGAAGTTGTCATGGCGGTCATTCTGGACTTAGTCGAGAAATACCGATAACTTTCCAGGTGCTTCCTCTGAATCAGGCTCTTTTTAGCCGCTTCAAGGGTTTTAGCCTGGTCTTCCAGCAAAGCAGCCTGTTTCTCGGCTAACGCTGCCTCCTCGTAAGATTCGGCCAGTTCCTGCCTGCCCGCCGCCAGAGTGGAGCTTATTCCCAATGCTCCGCTAGCCAACAATAAAGCGCTTGTAATATTCATGTCATTTATCGTATGTGTCTAAAATAACCGTTAATCCCAATATCTCCAGGGGCAGAGGGTCGGAGTTCCTGATATAAACAGTGGCTCCATACTCGTATCCGCCGTTAAAAATATGATTAGTAATATAGCCGGTATATAAAGCTTCAGGCGTTCCCATAAGCGTGCTGGGGTCTCTGAATTCTATTCTCTGCAAAAAATTTTCATCATACCCAACGTAAAACCCCCGATGGCTGTTGTTAATCTTAAAAGCTATTTCGCTTATACGCTGTTTTTTGGCCTGGGAAGAACCTCTCACCGAGCCAACATCAAAGGGCAAAGTGCGCAAATTCTGATTGTAGCCAAGCCCTATATGTAAGATGAAATAATTGTAATCCATAGTTATAGTACCAGAGGCCACCGTCGGACTTATCGCCGTACCCCCGTCAGCCAATACTTTTACTTCTTCCGCTTCTAAATGCTCTAATCCGCTTATCTGGCTTACCGACAAACCCCATTCCGTCGAAGAATAAGCCAGAGAGTCGAAATCTTTCTTAACGTTTCCTGTTATCTCGGTGCCGGAAGTATAGCCGGTTATTTCAAGCTCGCCCAGTATATTTCCGTCGGCGTCCACGGCCCTCACGCGAGAACCCACATCATCAATTGAAAAATAAGACGAGCTTACCGTAAGAGTAACCCCTGTGCCTGAGGTGGCCGATAAAGACATGTTTATCCCCTCGGTCTCCTCATAGGCATTGTAGCTGAGCCCGCTATGGACGTAGAAGCACATATCCTGACGGGAAGGAGGAATCGGGCTTTTAAACCTTTCTATGTAGCGCTTGACTGAGCCGTTTATTTCCCTTTTTACTACAACCCAAACTTCGTCGTATCCTTCCGTTCTACTGGGTATAACGGCAATAGATTCGTATTTTCCGTTAGTCGTAAGCCTGCTCCAGCCTTGTACCTGATGGTCTACTTCCCTGGTAAGCACGCATATCGTGCCGTCGGTTTTCACGCAATAAAGCCTGCTCTCGGGGCTCTGCTGAAAGGCCATGTCTATCACGCCGTCTCCGGTTATTTCAGGAGACAAAATATTCATGTCTCCTGATTTATAGACGTTTTCATCCCAATTAAACATTAATTCTCTTATTTTCTTACCAAACCGCTGGACATAATAAAGAATACTGCCTATTTTCTTAGGTTGAATAGGCTCAGAGCCGTAAGAAGTCTCATTCCTGGCGGCTGAGTTATCGGGAGTAAGCGGTAGGTTTTCAGAACTGGTAATGGAAAATTCGCCGCCGAATGTACCGGCAAGCAAAGCGTCTCTTTTGGAGGCCAGCCATTTTATGTCGTTGCTTTCTGAGGAGTATAAATCATAAGCTAAACCCGAATCATCCTCGCTGGTAGCCATGAAATCATTATAAACATATGTGCGGGAAGTCCACACGCCCTGAGGGTCAGAGTCGGTGCGGGCAAGTACCAGCCGCCCCTCATGCAGCGCCACCGCGGCCGGATAGCCTCTGACTTCGCTAAACGCTCCCTCAGCCCACCAGGTAGTCGCTCCGGTGATGGTAAGTTGTTTAATCACGCTGGCGGTAGCGGTATAGCTATTGGTAACGTAAGTTATTTCAACGTAACCCTGCTCCTCAACCAGAGTGGTCGCGGCAGTTCTTGTTCCGCCAATTTTAAAATACGCTCCATGATGGCCTTTGGTAGTGCTTGAAGAAGGCACAAAGACATTAGAATCAACGGGCGAAGCGATAATATTTATTGTTCCGGTTGAGTCTGAAGGAGATAAAGTCGTATCGGTAGAATTTTCAGCCCTGAACGGCCCGCCTTTGATATCAAAATCCTCAAAAGTCCAGTTCGCCGCCCCCAATCGGGTAAGTTTCGCCGGTTTATGGTCAGGGTGTACCATAAAAATGATATCGTTCATTTGGGTAAATTGTATATCCATTATCTCGTCAGCGGTATAGTTGTGGGATATTTCATAAACAGTAGTGCCGGTAGTAACCACTATCCCGCCGTCAGCGTAGAACCGGAAATAGCCTTCCCCAATTTCTATAATGTAGGCGTCGTTTTTGGAAAACACGAAAGGTATAATCCTAACCGTTGAGTCTGAACCGGCGGCGGATATTTTACTTTCGTATATAAACTCAGTACCAGGAGATGAGATTACCGGGCCGTAAGGGCGGACAAGAAAATTTTCAAGGTAAGCGCATGCGTTATCATACTGAGAGACGTCTACCCTGCCCCACAGGGAAGAACCCAGTTCACCGCCGGTAAATGAAGTTTTCGTGTAACTTATTTTAGCCATTAATATATATCCGTAGCGTTTATCTTAATTTTTATTTTTTTGTTTTCTTTTTTCTTCTCCCACCGGATGACGTCTCTTTTTAAATCCCTAACTCCTGATTAAAGGAAAATCCCAAAAAACCCAATATTGCCGCCGCTATAATCAAAATATTGATTGTTTGTTTTTTCACGTTATAACCTCCTTCTATAATGACTCCCCCAATTTATTGGCCGTGTAACTAAACAGCCTTCCTCTTAATTCAACGGTATCAGAAATGGTATCGTTAGCGTCGGCGCTCAGCCTGGTAATTCTGAAGAACATGGCGACGTCTGAGGAGCTAGGTAAGTCTATACCCGTGAATTCGCTGATTACCAGGCCGTTTGACGTTGACGAAGCCGCCGAGGTAACGGTTAAAGTCTCCTGAGCGGCGGCGGTGGTATCCTCTCCGGGAGTAATCCATAAATATTCTAACTGCCAAACGCAATTACCGGGACTCACTCCGTCAGCGCTCCAGCCTATTTTAAACGTGGGAGCGACCGTTCTGTCCATATCGGAAGGAATTTTAACCGTGCCTGAAATGCTTTCTTCATTATTCTCCCCGGCGTCGTCGAACTGCCACACTCCGGTTAACCCATGCTGTACGAAAGTCGCCGAGTGCTCTCCGGGAGACCTCAGTCCAGCGGCGTCAGTCCACAAATTCACTTTTACCCGGGCGGTTCCGTGCAAGTTAAGCTCGCCGTCGGTTTTGAACTCGGCGTAATTAGCGCCGTCTCCGCCGATACGCAACGAGCCGGTAATCGGGTCGTTGGAGGCGTCAAGCTTAAGGTACACGCTGTCCGCCGGAGAAAGGTCTATCTTTCCGGTCATCCCCGAACGGGAGCATTCTACCCCGTCGCCCGCACAGTCGATAATCTGAATATATCCCTTGCTTACCCCTTCATCTTTGAGTTGCACAGCCCCGAAGCAGGGAAGGGAAAGCGCTGTCAGTGATAATAAAATCAATGATTTTTTCATTTCGTGTAATAATTAAAGCTTACTTTATCGCCGTTTGAAGCGGCGTCTACGTATAATTTACTCACGTCATCGATATAAATTCTGGCTGCCGGATTGCCAGCAAACAGGATTAACCCTTTCTGCGAACCGGGGGAGGCGTTAACGTCAGAATCTCCCACGGCTACAACGTCGGCATTTCCGGTATCCGCCGAAATCTCCACATATAAACAGGGAGTGGCTGAGGCAGCCAGCTTAACCGCTGAGCCGCTTACCGCTACCGTCTGAGAACCGCTCACCACACCCCCCGGCGATACCCTGTTAACGTACAAATTACCGAGGCTGTCAACGGCTATGGGATAACCGGTAGTGTCGTTAATATCAAGCTTACCGTATACAATTACTGTCCTGGCGTCAAGATGAGGCGTCTGTTCTCTTGTTACGGACATCTACCCCCCCCCTAAGCGTATGTATCATTTCCATATTTGCTTAATTCCCAAGCGTCGTCTGTTATCTCCTGGTGAAGCCCTGTTTGAGCGTTTTCAGCCATGGCTTTAGTCAGGCTTATTTCATGGTAACGCTTAAGATAATCATCACCCACGCTGCGGGAGTTAAGCACGGCAAAAGCTATATCCGAACAAAGTCTGTCAACGAGCGCTTCTGTAAAAGCCGGAGGGTATTTTGAAGTATCGGTGATGAAGTAAACATACTTTATCCCCAGGTCGGCGGTATCTGATATGATATATTCTCCCTCCTGCCGCCACACAGCCTTTGAGTCGTTAACCGAAAACACCCGGACGGTATCAGCCGGGAGCTGATAAACATAACTTTCTTCTGAATAATACCATTCGAGCTCATCCGCGCTTTGAGCTAACAGCCTGCGCTTTAAGGCAAAGTTCCAGGGACATTCTGACAAAACGCTCCTGAGCGAATAATCATAAGTCCGATTGATTATCCGGGCGTTTTCTGAGTTGTCATCCAGGCTTACAATCGGCCTCGCCCCTAATTTAGTTAACGCCGTGTTAATTAATTCAATCTTTGTTACTGCCATAGTTTTCAGTGAGGTTTGGGGGGCAGAAAGCCCCCCTCCTCAACCCCCCTTGAACGTTATGTGTAGCGGACGATACTCTTAATCGTACCGCTCGACGCTGTCCAGTTGTTAAGTTTCAAGGCGACTACCGTCTGAGTACCGGAAGTAACCTTCTGAAAACCTCCGGTATTCGCCTGAAACTGTTTCGCGGTAGCCCCGATAGACAACAGTCCCACACCCGGCAAGCTTATAGAAGTCTTGGTCAGGTTGTGAGTGAGAGTAGAGGCCGGTAAGAAAGTGTCCACCGAAGCGTCAGTGCTGAACCCTACTGAAACAGTGCCGCTGGTCTGGGAAGCGGTGGTCTCGATGATAATATCAATAGATGTGATTTTCTTGTTTTCCGGGATAACAGCCAAATGCAAGGTGTTATTGGTCGAGGTCTGAGCCATGGTATAGCTGTCAATCCAGACCTTCTCAACACTGCGGATATAGCCGTCAGGAATGTAATTGTCGCCGCCACCGCCAGCGTCGTACTTGGTAACATTAGCCGATTTTAAAGTACCCATTGATATACCTCCTCTTTAAGGCCTATAGCCGATGCTAAGTTTTGGTAGCCAATACAACCCTTTTTTCCTCCAGCCGCACAGTTCCGATATTCAACTCATAGTAGATTTGCCAGGAGTAGCTCAAATCGGCCCTTTCGTCAGTCCTAACCATAGGCTGGGCGCCCATAGCAAGACAAATGCCGTATTTTTGGAAAGCTATTCCGGAAATCGACGAAGCGTAAGGAGTCTGGCCGGTGGTCAACTGGCCTATCCTGGTAGATACAATCCAGGTAAAACCCATGAAAGTGTTAATCTCACCTCTTACCAAAGCCTTGATAGCGTTGTAATCGGCTGAGGTCATTTGCTCTTGCTGGAGCATATTGCTAAGAGTGGTAGGAGTAACCACAAAGTAGCGGTCTTCCTCCTCAACGTCATTGTCATCAAAGACCTTCTTAACCGAAGCGATGTTAGAGAGGTAGAGATAACCGGTTGTAGCGGCCACAATGCTGCTGCTTCCTAAAGTAACAGAGGTAGAGCCGGTCTCTCCGGAGTCAGCCGAACTGACTAAGCCGTCAAGAACCCGGTCGTCAATGGTACGTCCGAGAGAGCTAGCGGCGGCAATGGTATAAGCGCTTTTCGGGTCGGAAATACTACGTAGCTCGTCCCCTCTGTCCAGAAGCCTGTTGTCATGGAAGTCAAGCATAGTTCCCCTGCGCCTTGAGAGCTTCGGGTCGTTGTTGGGCGTTTGGACGTTGCGCCCGCCTTTAGCGCTCATACTCCAAGCCCCTATCTGGTCTTGGAAGAACACTTTCCCGCGGACATTAGGCTTTTGATATACCGTGTTAACGAGTTTGGAATATTTCTGCTGCGCTAGCTGCATAATATTCCGGCTGTATGCTTGAGCGTAAATCACGTTTTGAGTGTCAGCCATCGCGTAACCTCCTGTTGGTGTTAAGAGCCTCTGGCTTGATTATCCTCTAAGGGGTCTCGCCGTCCACTCAATCCGGGGCGTTTCAGCTTATCCGGTATATCAAGGCAGATTGGGGCCCGTGCTTATCCTTTTCTGCCTTTAACCACAATAGCATAGAGCGAATTAACGTAATCAATGGCTCTCTGTCTCTCCTGAACCGTGGCTTTCTCGTTGTTGTACGGATGATTTGGGTCGTTGAGTATCTTGTCTATTTCGCTTTGCGCCTCGTCAGGAGCCAAAGAGAAGCTTTGATACTTAAACTCTCCTATTTTGTTTTCGCTGAACTGCTTTCCAATCTGAGCCAGGAATTTAGCGCCGTACGGATGGGAAGACAGCACATCAGTAAGCCAGGCGTTCATTTCCTCATTGGCTGAGAATTTATTGATTACCATCTGTCCCAGCTCAACATTAGCCTCGTAAGCGTCTCCCCATTCTCCCCTAAGCTCGTTCACGGTCTTAGTCAAATTTTCCTGCGATTCCTTGAATTGTTTGTGGTAAGCGTCCAGAGTCATTTCAGTATAAGCGTTCCACAATCCCTGAGCCTGCCGGGGAGTAAGCTTAAAACCATGCACAATCTCGGCGAATTTTTCCTTGTTAAACGCTATTCCGCCCAGTTCTTCGGGAAGCTGTACGTCTTTTAAGTCGTATTGAGAGGCGGCATCCGGTACACCCATGGCCTTAGAAAACCTCGCCCAGCCCTCGGTATCATCGTCACCCTTGGGAATAGGTACTTTCTCATGCCCTAAAAGGCGCTGTAATTCAGCGTGGCTTTTTACCGCCTTCGCCAGCCCCTCGGCGTCATTGCTGAAGCTCTGCAAAAACGGAGCATTAGCCAAATCAGGGCCGAGCTTCTCCTTCCATTGGAAAAACTCTGTCTGTTGAGCCTGCTGAGTCTGTTGAGTCTGCTGAGTCTGCTGAGTCTGCTGAGTCTGCTGAGTCTGCTGAGTCTGCTGTCCGGCGTTAACTGTTCCCTCTGACATAAAACCCCCTTATTTTTTTATAGGCTTTCCGGTCTTAAGAGATTGGCCGGTCTGTGCCTGCGCTATTCTTGCCGCCTTTCCTTTGCTGTATCCCTGCAATAGTAATTTTTTGTAAAGGTTGTGGACTTTTGTTCCTTCTGGCATCGATTAATCTCCTTCTTAATATTATTTCCTTTTGCTTTTTCCTCCCTACCTTAATCTCTTTTAAAATTTTATTCTTCATAATAGTTGATTATTTTTAATATCTCCTCCGGAGAGAACTTTTGAAACGTTTTCAGAGTGCCCACTACCTGACGCTTGCCGTCATTGATAAGCGTCAAATCCCTGTTGGACGGAGAGAATACGCTTTCATACCAGCCGCAAGCCTGCTCTAAAAACTCCATTACCTTCTCACCTGCCGGAGTATTAAATACCGCTCTGATGTTGGACTGGATTTCTTTAACTTCCTGAAGCGTTAAATTCATTCCATTACCCCTTTTGATGACGGAGCGTTGCGAGCTTCCGCCAACGCCTTTTCGGCTTCAGCCCCCGTTTTTACCGTCCGGGCTGCCTGCTCCATAGCTTCTCTACGAGCTAGTTCTTCCTGCATTTTCGCTCTGTTTTCTCTTATAGCTTCCACCTCCCTATCGTCTCTGAGTATGCCAGCGGGAGCCGATAGAATATCCCAGGTCTCGCTGACCGCCTTATCCGTATCAACCTTATCTAGCACCTGTGGCGAGTAATTTGCCATCTCCCCTACCACCTGTAACGCCGTGAGCAAAGAGTTAAGCTGACTTCGCTTTTGAGCCTGCGCTAACGCTGAAACATAATCAATCTCGTATTCGGGGTTGAACAGCAAAACGTCAGGCACTTTAGGAAGCCTTCCCCTGCGGTATAGAATGTTAATGGTGCGTATGATAATGGGATTAAGCACCTCGCCGGTAAACCTGCCTACCGCCGGGCCCAGCATAGCCATTTTCTCGTTGATACGCTCGTACACTTCGGGATTGTTCATTTGTTTGTCTATCGCCTGAAACGCCAGGAAAACATCGTTGTACATTATGCGCCTGACTTTCTGGGCATAATATTCCACCGCCGCGAGCCCTACGTCAACGTTGCCGTAAGCTCCCAGAGGAAAAACAGATTTTGAAGCGTCCATAATTTCCTTGCGTTTGTAGTAATTCACACCCCTGGGATTAAAGTTGAGAGGCATGAGAAACGCTCCGTGCGGGATGGCAATCGGAGGGTCGGTCTGTTTCATCATGCTCCGTATATTGGTCTTAGCTGAGGCGTTGAGTAATCTGGCGAACGGTAAAGCTTTCATGGCAGGCGAGAAACCCCAGGGGATAAACGGTCGCTTATCGAACCTATGCGCCATAATGGGGAACTCATGATAGCCGCCTTCATCAACGATAGTTTTCTTCCCGTAGTCTACCCAGAGCGCCTGTATCGGCATATTGAACTTGTCGCTCTTGTCTACATCTCTCACCGAGCGCTTGCCGATATACAGCAGGAATTTAAATTTTTTATCCGAGCGTCGGGATGATTCTTCTTTAATCTCCTCGCTTACCGCTTCCACGCCCCAGCGGCTGACCGCCTGATAAGCGGTATATTCAAACTCGATATAGTACTCAACGATTCTGCCTCTGGCGTCCTCCACAATCAACACGCTCTTAAGAGGCAGATTGTAGAAGCGTATATCATCCTCGATGTCCTCCTCCTCAAGCACAATCGCCGTGCCATAGACTCCACTGCTTTTGTATCCGCTGATTAATTGCTGGTAGAAATTACTTTTGTTGAGGGCGTGATATACTTCTCGAGCCACATCATCGAGCCAGGTGTTGACGGTCTTATCCCCGGAAAGCGACGGCTCTTTGTGACGCAAGCCAAACCATTTTGAAGTAGGCGGCGTTAGGTAATTCATGAATCCGGCCGCTAGCACGTCAGCGGACTCAAGGGTTGTTGAATCCCAGAGGTAGCTGAAATCAAGCTCAGTGCCGGGATAGTAGGACTTGTTGATGTTTGCGGCCTCAACGTAAAAGTAATCATGCAGTATCTGCCAGTAGCTCTCAAAATTCGACCTGGTGCCTTTTAACTCATTATATTTTTTAATTATCTCGTTAGCGTTCATAGTTTTTTTATGAAGTGCGTTTCCATGGGTTTAAAGCCCATGTGTTGATAAAATTTATACAGTTTTTCAGTCTTACTGTTGTGAAGGCACGCCATTACCACTGATTGGTAGCCTTCTTCCTTTAGCCTGCGCAATACTTCTTTAAAGAACAAAACTCCCTTGGTACGATACTCTCTCAGGACGTAAAACGCCACCTCTTGAAAGATTAAATGTCCGTCTACGATGTTAACCATCCGGTTGCCCGCCAGCACGCCCACACATCGTTTGTTTTCAATGAGTCCATAAGAGAAATCCTTTAATTCACTAAGCAAAGCCAATATTCTGTCACGGCTTACGGGATAAATTTGATATTCCTTAAGCGACTCATCATAAAACCTATTCGCGAGATTTATCGCGTCCTCGGCGTATTTTTCGTTTATTTTTTCAACCCTCATTCGCCTAACAGCCTCTTTTTGTACACTGGAGGGTTTTCTACCCCCAGCGGTGAGGTAAATATCGTTTGTGTTACTTTGCGCCTGCGTCTGTGCGCCGTCTCCTGGGCCTTCAAGCGAGCTTTTTCCCTTTCCTGAGCTACGTCAATCTCAGGAGGCTTGGGAATAGGCTCGACGCCTATCTGCTTGGCCCTGGCGTTCATGCGCTCTGAGAAAGACTTAGCTTCCCTGTCCGCAGCGCTTTGATAGGCGCTCCATTGCTCCTGTTGAGCGCTGACTGACTTGGAATACTGCCTCATTCCGTACGCTATCGCTCCGCCTAGAATAAGCGCTGATGTTATCGCTGCCATATTATTCTCCTAATAGTCTTTTTTTGTATGTCATTGCCTGTCCCCCTATGCCTAAGGGCGAGGTAAACACACTGCGAGACCTTCTTATCCTCCTGTACCTGGGCTTACCGCTTTCGCGTCCCAGCGGCTGACTGCCTGGCATCGCGTTTTGAACCGCTTCCTTTGCCGCCGTTATTTCACTGCTTGCTTGAGCTTGCTGCCCAAGCTTGGAAACGGGAGATTTCAAATCAAAAAATGCCGATAAAACCCTTCCCTTTTCGCCCGGAACAGTTCTAACCCTCTGAGGCGGTATATTGCGCGCGTTCTCGCCTGTCCGCACG